CTGGTAGTCGTAGAACTCTTGTGGCGTCATGCCCTCGGCCATATAGTTCACGCCATCGGCCGGACCTCTGAACACGCCGTTATTGAGCATCCACGGCTGTACCATCTTCAGATAGGTTTGATAGTCCATTATTTGCCCCACCCGTTAGCTAGTTGCCATCCACCCAGGAAGCCAAGACCGGGGTTGCCTTGATTGGTCTGAGAGGTAGACCCCCCCTGCCCGCTGATGTTGTTTTGCATGTTGTTGAACATATTCTGGTAGTACAGCGGCATCTGGTACATCTGGTTTGCTGCGTTGACGCCGTTCTGCGCCCAGTTGTTCATGGCGTTTAGCGTGTTCAGATTCAGATTGGCACCGAACTGTGCATTGTTCGAATCGAGGTTCGCAAAGCCCAGGTTGTTGTTCCTGATACCCAAGTCGTAGCTGTTATCAAGCGATTGCTTCTGAAGCGCGTTTTGCTGTGCGTTCTGCCATCCGGTCCCGTACAAGTTAGCCAGAGAGTTGCCAAGCGTCTGATTCATATCGCGCAGACCGTTAGCCTCTACGACACCTTGACGCGATCCACCAAAGCCACCTGCAGCCATCGCACCGCTACGGATGGACGGCTCTAGGTTGCGGCTCCAGTTTGTATTCATCTGGTTGGTGATGGACTGCGCCATCTGATCCAGATATGGATTTAGACCACCGCTAGTCGAAGACGAAGACGAAGACGAACCGTATGACCCGCCATACCCTGAAGACCCGCTAGACGATGGATCGTATTTTGTGAGTGAAGACGAGCCGTTTTGAGCGAACTTTGGAGCGCCATTTAGCGCTACGATACGCCCATCGTTGTCGTATCCATAGTTGGAACTGCCATTAATCATGGCGTTCGTTTTGAGATCGTCTAGTGTGTCGCCGCGCCCATACACAAGCGCACGCGCCAACTCCTCTTGGCTCATGCCATAGTTAGAGGCTTGTTTCAATATCTCGTCGTCCGAGGGGTTCGTGGCGAAGAAGTCCCTCATGTCTTTTATTTTGATGCCTACTCCAAGCCCCCCGTTTGTCTGAAACACATCATCGGGACGAGAGTTCGCAGCACCTGAAGCGACTAGATTCTGTGCAAAGTTGTATCCAGTAGGTAATTGGCTCATGTTCTATCCCAGCTTGTTCCAAGTTCCAGCGTAGTAGCAATAAACACCGGCACCTGTGCCGGGGTTCCACGTAACACCGTCAGCCTTGACGATGGTCCCATTTCCATATTTGGCAGGTGCCGCATAGAGCGTTTCCAGTGATAACGATGCGTCTTGTGTTTCCATCGCCTGCGCGATCTTTCGTTGTTCAGCAGCTATGTATGCAGCCAGTGCCTGAATGCTGGTTGTCGGCGGGTTCCCAGGTGTGTATCGGGCCATTAGTAAGCACCCCGCTTGGTGTACTCAATATCAAACGACTTCATACGCCAGGACGCATAACCTGCATTCGAGAACCGAGCGGCCAGGTATCGGCCTGTTGCAAACGAATCAACTTTGATTGATTGGCCTAGCGTGAAAGTCTGCGGGGTGCTCCACACTGGTGCAGCGTCAGGGTACATCGACGCTCCGACTTCAATCGTGATTTGTGATCCATACGCTCCGTCAATCTTTGGGCGAATCGCCGTAATCGTCTTGACGCTGTACGGGTCGCCCAAATGCATACCGGTTCGTGTTGCATTGGCGGATATCACACTGCCGAAATCACTGGTCCCAGTGTCAACCAGAGAAATAATCGGCGTTGAATGGCACATCAACAACCGTGCCTCTGCAGGGCTGTATTCGTTTTCGTTCCAAGATGTAGCGTCTTTCTCCCATGCGTTAGGATCACTAGACCATGTTGCGCCAGCGGCTGTAACGTTGACCTGCCCGAAAGCGCCATACGTCACGTTCTGTAGCTCACGTACTGCCCAGGTCTTGTCTACCCAATTCCACACGCAAGCCAGGTTGCATGAGGTCGCGTCGCCGAATGGGAAGCAGACCCATACTTCATTCTTCTGCGGGTTGGCAGTGACGAATGCACGCTTGTAGTAGCTGCTATTGATGTTGCTAAAGATGTACTTACGAACCAGACCGTTAGCAATCGAGTTCACACCGTCGCCAGTGTTCAGGACCACATCGCCAGCGGACAACACAACATGCCCTAGCGGCGTTTGCACACCACAGCCACGCGCCAACATGCCATATTCGCCCGGCAGGCGTTGGAATCGGAAGATGTACGGAGCGCCGACATACGTCATGGCGTACATGCTTCGCTCTTTGTAGATGACATTAACGTCACCTAGAGGCAGGCAATCTACTAGGATATCTGGTGTCTCTGCCAGGTCTTGTTCGCCTGCATCTTTGGCCGGGTTTGTTGCGTCCCAATCTCCAGCACCAGACACAGATCCAGGGTTAAGAGTGGTACACCACTTGACCATATGCGGGTACTTCGTTCCGCTCTTGGATATGCCAAGGGCCACGATGAAGTTCTTAAACGGCCGCATGGCAGTTGCGCGCCAGTTTGCGTCCCACCCTCCCAATGTGGATAGCGTGCCTGTACCAGCCCACGACATAGGCTGATCAACGCCGTTGTTCAAGATCAATACGCCGTTTACCGAACCACCAGACCAGCGGTCATCAACCGCACCAGTTGGAGCAGTGCCGGTGATGTTGGTCCTTGTGGTGCCATCGTCAACATATACAGCAGTAAGCCCAGCATGGACCCAATACCGAGCCGTAGTTGTCGCGTATGGAGTGAGAAAGTACGGTGTTACGGATGGCGTGTCAAATGCTTGCGTTGTGCCTTTGAATCGCTCGGCATAGCCGTTATTAAAACGCACGTTTAGAGACGACGACCATACACCGCTGCCTAGTTCCTCTGGCGACAGATCAGCCGCGATGCCAGCACCGCAGTTATCTACTGTCACCAACATTTATACGGCTCCATCTTGTGCCGATGGCGCACTGTAGTACTTTGTTTCGCTCGATCCGTTCTGGTAGATGATGCGGATCAAGTCGCCATCAACAGGATCAGCGCCAGGGTTGGTTAGGTTGATTACTTGCATATCACAGATCCAGTCGGTATGTTGCGCCGCATTGCTTATCGGTCGACGTGCCAGATAGCAAACTCGCTTTCATTTCGATAACGCACGACGATTCAAACCGCAACGCAGGCCAGCCCATGCTTAAAATGGCTTCAGGCGTTGGAACGCTTGCGATGCCTACAAGAGGAAGTCCACCTGTTGAAGCGCCGGAAAATCCAGGGTCTGCCGGGGCATTCGCCCCAACGGAGTCGCCCGCTACCGCCGCCGTTGCTGTCGCTGATATTGAGTACCCGGCAACAAGCGGCCCAAGCACCATGCGGGCGGCTGCCGCTTGGTTTGCAGAGGGCGCAATCGTGTAAACGGTGCCGTCAATCGTCAGCCTAAACGTTGGGATAAATCCAGCCGTATGCGTGGGCGATACGAGGTTCATTAAAAACCCAGAACCCGTCAGATTGGCGACCGTCACGTAGGTGTCAGCCACGGAGATCGACGCAACTGCGCCGCGCAACGCAAGTGCTGTATAAAACGCCGCAGTGTTCGCGCTTTGAGATGTCGTAGCCGCCGCTTTTAGCCGCAAATTGGCGCCGCTAACCGCTACAAGCGGCATGTGCTTGGGGTTTGTGATCCAGCGACTAGACCTTGATGCAGTTGCGCTGCTGTAGTCAAACGCGCCCATTAGTAGGCTCCACCATCGAGGAATACGTTCACATCCTGCGTGACGCTGATACTGACGTATAGCTGTTGCGAAGGAGTGAGGTTCTTGCTTGTGTACGTCTTTGACACAGCGATGCTGTCAAGAGTTGTAGAGCCAGTTACTGCGCTAATGTCGATCTGGTCCCACAAATAAGACGTAGTCCCGTCATACAGCCATACAAACACGATGCCAGCCGAGCTAGTGCCTTTTGATACAACCTGAATGCTGTCAACACGCAGTCCATTAGTCTGCAAATCAGTCAGCTTCGTCAGCCCAGTAGTCCCCGTGATATTGGCTCTGCTAGTGACTGCGGTTGGGCTTGTGAGTGTCGCTACGAATAGCTTTGGCGTTTGTGCGAAGACTGGCGTATTAGTCATTTACAGACCTCCGAAATT